AGAGAGGACGCCGAAAAATTCGGCGCGAAGCTCATCGATACGACCGTCGAAACTGTAGAGGAAATTGACGACGATCGCTTTCGGTTGAATCTCACCGGCGCCCTCCCCGCCGTGAACGTGACCGGCGTGCCTTTGGTGGATCTGAAATATACGCTGGGCACACTTTCAACCGGTGTCGCGGGATACATGGGATTGGATTGGTCGCACGTCAACGCTCCGACTACCGCCGTTGACCTGTCCAACACCACGATTAAGGGAGTGGATAGCGCCGTTACCACCACTTACGCCGTCAAGAAAAACACCGCCCTCGCCAACTTCGAATTTCCGATGTTTGCCACCGGAACGAACACGCCGACGGCGGGATTGACCGTTACCGGCACTGTTTCGATTGACGGGGTTGACTTCGTGGCCCTGACGAACGCCGTCACGGAATTATCAAGTGGCGTCTACAAGGTGAACCTGGCGGAGGCGGATGTGAACGGTGCGGTCCTTTGCCTTAAATTCATCGCGACCGGCGGGGACCCAACCATCGCGACAATTATCACGCAAACCTAAATGATCCTGTGGGGCAGACGACAACCCGACCTCTCTCTTTGGCAAATGTTCGCGTGGCGGGGAAGCACCGTTCAAGCGCCAACTGAATTGATCGGCACCTTCGACGTGCAATTGATCCTGGCCTCGCAGTTCGACAGACAGAACATCCTTACCGCGACCGCCGACAACCAATTGATTCTCAACGCCACCTTCGACGCTGAAGCGATATGAGCCAACCCACCTTCTACGTCGCGAGCGATTCCTTCCTGTGGATATTGGGATTGGTGGATAACGCCGGGGCGTATGTCACGGGCGCTACCGTCACGGCAACGCTCGCGGATTCGGCAGGCGTTGCGGTGGGAACGTCGATCAGCCTGACCTATCAGGCTGGCGCGCAGACGATCAACGGCACTGCTTATGCCGGGGGTAATTATCGGGGGCTCCTGGCTCACACGGTGGCGCTGGCTTCCCTTAGCCAATACACCGTCACGATTGTTATCTCGTCGGGCGCGTACCAAACCACCAAAGTCTTCAACGTCCCGGCCATCTACGACGGCCTCGCATAATTCACGCCTCCCCCGATTTGCCTTAATGGATCTCGATACCGCACTGACCGCCAATATCTACTCATGGACCGATGCGCAGCTTGATGCGGCGTGGAAAGTGATCGGCGTGGCCAAACTCGGCATCCGGCAGAAGTACAACATGGTGGCGACGATGGGGCGGCAGGCGATCAATGGAAAAGTGCCGCATGATGCAATGACGCGACAGCACGAAAAATTAAACAACGAAGTGAAGCCGTACCTCGACCGGATGCGGCTCATCATGGACGAAATTATGCTGAGACAGCAGGACGCGGCACAAGCCCGTTCGCGTCCGGCCGTGCGAAGGAATTACCGCTAGAGATTTAACAATGAATAACACATGGGACTCTGACGCAATCGCGACCGTTCAGTCCATCACCATCGGTGGGAAGTCCGTCACCGCGCCTGCTGCTGCCGGGCCGATGTCAGTAACGACAGGGACCGAAACACTCACGGGCAAAACGCTGACTTCTCCCGTTCTCAACACGCCATCCACCAGCGGCCTTACCGTGTCGGTTGGCAATGCCTTGACGGCGGCGGGTACGACGGTCACCGATGCCTTGGCACTGACCGCCGACGTGAACAACATTACCACGGCGACGGCCAGCACGGGCGTTAAGCTTCCCTTGGGAACGGTCGGGCGCTTGGTTGTAATCTTCAACGGGGGCGCGAGCGCCATCAAAGTTTACGGCTCGGGCTCTGACACGATCGACACCCAGGCGGCGGCAACCGGCGTCACACTTACGAATGCGAAGCGCTGTGCTTATTACTGCGTTGCGGCGGCTACCTGGATCTCGGCGCAGTTGGGCGTTGTGTCGGCTTAAACTGCCAGAAACATTGCCGCGCTCATCCCTGGTCGAACGTGCAGGTAGCGCCCCGTCACTTGCAAACTGTGATGGCCAAGCGATTGCTGGACAACGTGAAGCGGAGCACCGCGATCAATCGCATGAGACGCCATTGAATGCCGCAGCGCATGCGGACCAATATGAGCAGACGTTATTCCCGCTCGCTTCGCGCACTCCTTTACGATCCGATGAATCGTTGACGGGGTAAACCTCCCGCGGATGCCGACGAACACGGGAGATTCCTGCGCAGCACACAAGGGCTTGAGCGAAATCAAGGCATCCCAAACAGATTCCGGTATCACAATGGCGCGGGTTTTCCCCCGCTTGCCTTGCGTAGTCACTTGGCCGCCGATCTCGCGCTTAACGCAATCGCGCCACGACAGGCCGCACAACTCAGAGACTCGCAGGCCAGTGGCATAGAGCACGAGCAGGATCGTTCGGTCGCGGGCGTCTTTGGTAGAAGAAATCATCTGCTGAACTTGTTCCTCAGTCAGAATCCGCTCGGCTAAATCATCCTTCGGGACCGGCAAAATTAACGGTGCGGCGGTATCGAATGGGCAGTAACCCAAACGGTGTGCAAAGCGAAACAAACTCTTGACCGCCGCCAACGTCCTTCGCCGTGTCTCAGGTTCGCCCTTCAATGTGTCGGCAAAGCCCTGGAGCTGTGCAAGGGTGACGACGGCTAGGGGGCAGGCGACGTAGGCGATTAGCCGGTTGGCATCGGAGCGGTAAGCGCGCTGGGTATGTTTGGATGCCCTTCCATGTAGCCAAAGGTTTATCAGTTGTTGGTCCGGGGTAAGCGGGACGTTTTGAACGATTGCGGTTTCCATTGTGGCGTCTCGGTTAAATTAGATCCTCAAGAGCGAGCTTTTCATTGCCCAGCGTGCGGTACTCAACGCCTTTGGCGCGCTTGACGGCAAAGACGGATTTGAAGCCGTCACCGAAAATGTTCTGCCATTCTTCCATCGTGGTCCGGTTCTCATGTCCAGGCTCACGGCACATAACCAGCCAGTTGTCGCCGGTCTTGGAATAGACGACGAAATGGAACGCGGAGAGCTTTGACGTTTGGAACAGTGCTCGCTTGACCTCATCGACCGAAACGTAGGGAATGCCCCGCTCTTTCAACGACGATTCGAGCACGCACATTGCCGAACCGCGATAGCCGCTAAAAGTCTTGGCCTTCTCAAACATCGGTTCGCTTGTCGCGTCTTGAAACTTCCGCTCAATCCGTTGGTCCGTTCCCGTGGTCCCAGGCAGCACGACCGGCACCGCGGGATTGGGTTGATGGAACAACGGGATTTGACGGCAGTGCGTCGGATCGACGTAGGCGTTGCCAAATAGGTCAGTGTTCATCGATTTCTCCGTTATCGTTTTCATCGTCCGGGCCGCTTACTTCGATAACTTCCGGGAGCGGCTTGGCGATTGGTTCACAAGTTTCACAGCCGCACGTCGGGGCACCGCCAAGCGTTAGGCCCGTCGCGTCATCACTGCAAAATTCACATTGAATGCAACTCATCGTTTACTCCTTTGCATGATCCAAGTGACAATCTTCGCGGTCCCGGCAATGCCCGCTTCGGCAGCTTGCGTGACGCACATAACCGCCTCTGGCTTCCGATAGCCCAAGGCTTCCAGGGTGGCCACGGCGTCCCCGTCAAGCATCGGGGCGGCTGGAACGGCTGGCGGCATAGGCGCAGGCGGCTTAACGCGGGAAATGGGCCTTGCCGATGCCTTCACGTGGCGAATGGGCCACGTCGGCACCTCCAGCGGCGTCCCAGGTGGGTTGAAGCGGAGAATTGACGGCATGGAGTAGGTAACGGGGCACGATATCGCAACGATGTCAGACCATCGCTCTGCATATTTGACGTTCGGAAAGTAATGGCCTGCCGGGGCGGGCGATAGTTGGTTGCTGGCGTAGTTATTCATAGTGCCCTTGTCAGTTCATAGACCGCCGTTTCGGGAAGGTAGCCGCAGCTGAAGTATTTGCGGATCGACTCCCAGGGTTGAACGAAATCGGCCTTCAGGCGACTTCGGTAGACCGTCAGGAACTCACCGCACCACTCGCGAAACGGGCGCTCCTTTTCCTCTTGCTCGCGGACCTCGACAAACGATGGAAGGTGTGCGACCGATTCAGGATCGACGGCTACAGCACCAGGACGGCAGGCGAGGTACTCGGCTTGTTTCGGCGTTCCGCCTTGCTTGAGCCAGTCGAAATAGACCTCGGCCCTTGTGGCGCGTAGACCGCCATAGACGATTGTTTCAGACATGATCTCGGTGACGATGTTGCGACTCATTAGTTGGCCCTCCCGAACACCGGATCGACGGCGCGGTTAAATGCCTCTGTTTCAGCCTCGACGGTCAAGCCGTGGTGGTGACAGGCAACGGCAAACTCTCGCTCGGCTTCCGGCCTTGTTTGACCATAAACGCGGATGTTGTGCTTGCGATTCCATGCCCGCCAGTTGCCGGCGGGAAGTTTGCAGAGCGTGGGTTTAATGAGCGGTCGCATATTGCGGACCTCCTGTAAGAGTAAACCCAGCCGGACCCGATTTAGGACCGGCGGGGTGAAAGATCAGGCGTACCGCTAATCCATCCGGCAGAAGTAATGCAACTTGCAACCGGCCTCGCGCAGAACGTCGCAGGCTTTCGAGAATGACTCCGATGCCTTCACCTTGTCCCACACCTTCGCGGCCAGCTCATAGGCTCTGGCGTGCGTCTGGCCATGTTGTGTGATGCAGCATGGAAGGTTGTTTTGATCGGCGTCCTCGTTGACGACAACGCCTTCGATATCCGCATGAGCGGACCACTTGCCCGGTACGGCCGCAGTAAGCACTGGACGAGGGGCGCAAATGCCCTTGATTACCTCGTCGGCGTAAATGCTGGCCGCATGGGTTGGCAGCGACGCGGCGACCAGACGGGACCGCGCCTCAGTTGCCACCGCGTCGAAGTCTGACGTTGTCGGCAGTGATGCGGCCCAGGCGACCATATCGCCGGTGAATCGGTTTATGGTTAGGTAGGGCTCATCGTTTCTGCTGACTGTCCATCCACTAAAGCGAAGGATGCGACAGGTTTTGCCCCGCTTGCCGGCGTTGAGCATTTCGGTAATTCGGAAACTTCCCGATCCGGTCCAGGTTTGAACGTGAATCATTGCGTACCTCAGTTTGATTGACTTGAATTAGGCCAACAGTGACGCGGCGAATGCCTTCGCCTCATCGGTTCGGCCGTTCATCCAAAACCATTCGCCATCCTTCCGGCGCAGAACCCAATAGCGGGACTTCAACGCGGCGATAGTTTCAGGCGACGGCTTGCGGTCGAATCGAATTTCGAGCTTGTAGTTGACGGGGTTGTAAGAGACGGTAACGCCGTTGCCGCTCTGCTCAACGGGTTTGATCGTCGCGCACCGCTCCAGGTGACTCAGCCGCTTTTTCAGACGGGTAATGTTGGCGTTGTTGTTCTGGAGCGAGTAGGACGGGAAGCCAATATATCCCATGCAATTCGGCGTTTTGATCTTCGCGATTGCTTCGGGGCCGTGGCCCAGGGCGGCAAGAGCTTGATCTTGATTCTTCGATCGAAGGGCTTTGTTAATCGCTTTCCGCTCTTCTTGCTTCTGTTCCAGGTCCGCTATCTTTTCGCGCAGCTTAATCAGTGCCGCCGGATCGTCGCTGAAAATGGCGTCGTTGGATTCTGCCGAATCGGCGCGGTCCTCATAATACTTCGCCTTGTCGCGCTCTTCGCATGACTTCCGCATGAGGTTATCGGCCCGGCGCAGGGCGTTGCGGTGGCACCGCTCGGAGTGATGGCCGACAAGAACAGGTTGCCCAAACGGGATACCGGATAGCATTGAATGCTGCCGGTTGTACGCCGCGTTTGATCGGCGCCCGGCATTGGCTGAATATTCGCGGAACCGTTCGACGCGGGCCGCTCGCTTGGCCTCATAGGCTTCAATCGCCGCTTGCAGTTCTGGCGTAATTTCGGTTGTTGATTCGCTCATTGTGTACCTCAGTTGAAAGACCAATTTCCTGATATCGGGAAAATGATGGATCAGCTCAAGCTGTCCCACCGTTCCCCGTCCTGCTCGTCGGCCCGGTTCAGCCGATGCGCCGCCTTCTTCGCGACGTTCTCGCCATTGATGCCGTAGTAGGTGGCGACGATCTTATTGCGGTCCCTGACTTCGGCACCGTGCTTAATGACGTTCACGGTGTAACGCGACGCGCCCATGAACTCGGGCGGGATGGAAATGGGACGCGGGGCAGCATTGACGAAAAACGTCGCTCTTGCGAAAGTAGACATGGCAATTGCTCCTGTAAGGGTTTGCCTATGGGCTCCGTGGTTCACGCCACGAGAGCCCGCTTTGATGGTCCGACGCCGGACCTGATGCCCTTCCCCCGGCGATTAGCCGATGGAAGGGGGAGGGACTACTTATTCCGCCATTCATTGAGCCCGCGTTCTGCATCGGCAACCGCCTCTTTGGCGGCCTTCGCCAGTTCGCGAGCTTCCTCGCGCGTCTTGCCGGCCTTGACCCATCCGCTGATGGTCAGGTGGCAGTAGCCCTCTGAATCCTGCGGGAGATTTCCGCCAAAGCTACCGAAATTTGAAATGTGGAAGGTGTTCTTTGCCATTGCCTTACCTCAGTTAAAAGTGTCCCCCTAAATCCCCGCCAGCCCGGTGAAGGCCAGCGGGAAAAACCAACGCCGTGCAGTCAGTCAGACCCGACGATCAATTCGACCGACCTGACCTCGGGGTATCCAGCGGCGGGGTCAAGCTGTGCGATTCGGACGCCGGTCGAGGCTCCGCCCAGTACGTTTCCAGCCGCCTCGATTGCGTTTTCGCGCGAATCTGCATAACCGACGCATCTCCACTGCTCGGTATTGGCGATGCGCTTTTCGATGCGATATTTCAGTTCCATTTGTGTTTCCTTTTCGGCTTCCGCGAGTCCGTCGCCAACTCCTCCTTCAAGGCCAAAAAGGGCCTGAGCAAGGCCGTGGTCGGGCAGATC